GAAATATAAATCGCATTTATTTAAGTATGAATATTATATGGAATCTGATTATTCTTCATTTGAAAGTTGTTTTTCTTTTGAATATGTGAAACAGGTAGAATTAGTATTGTTTAAATATTTTTTGCAAAATAATCCAACAACTTATGAGACAATTAGGAAAACTTATTTTCATGGAGAAGAAACACGAGTAGTTAAATTAAGAAATGATGATTTCATTGCTTATGCTACTGAATGTCGATTATCTGGGGAGATGTGGACTAGTCTTGGTAATGGTTTCAGTAATCTCATGAATATGCTTTATTTATGTCATAAATATGATATTAAAATGAGTGGATTAATTGAAGGTGATGATGGTCTTTTTAATTTAAATAAAAATACAATAACTCCAAAAGATTTTGCGGATTTAGGGTTTACGATTAAAATGAAATATGTTAGTGATATAAATGAAACTAGTTTTTGCGGAATAACCTATGATGTTGAAAATGATAGTTTATTAGCAAATCCAGAACAAATTGCTAGAATGGGTTGGACCTGTAAAGCACAATATTTACATTCACGGAAACCTGTCTTATTATCATTAATGAAAGCAAAAGCTATGAGTGTCTATTGTACGTCGCCTTACACCCCTATATTAGGCCCGCTTGCCTTAAAAATTATTCAAATGACACAAGGAATAGACGCTAATTTTACTGGTCTTTATTTTAAATGGATTATTGATTATAACATTAAATTTAAACCTGTGAAAATTGCCATGAGCACTAGAATAGCCTATGCAGTTAAGTTTGGGATAAGTTTGGATCAGCAGTATATCTGCGAAGATATAATAAAAAGAGCTCAGAGATTGGAAGATATTAGGTTACCTTTTTATTTTTTAGAGAATTTTAATACATCATTGGTCTTTTAAGTAACTTAGAAAATTTCAATACTTTTGAATATTTGTTCTTATACCCCACTATACTGGAGCATGGAAAGTCTTGCGACCCTGGGAGCCATTCTTTGTTTTATAAAATAAACACGGAAAATGCAACCGAGGGTAACGGAGACTGGAAACACCCATACTGGGAACCACCTCATTCTGGGTTAATCCCAGGTGATGAGAATGGTGTCAGTGTACCTAGGCTTGGATCGGCCAGGGGTTATTTCTTAAAACAACCACAGTTAGTTTATATCAACTCAAAAGATAAAATGACACAATTCAAGAAGATAGTCAATCGAATGGTTGCTACACAGCGTCAACAAAGAAAACAATTCGGACGTGGTCGTGGTCGTGGTCAACGACGGACCATTGTTCCTTTTAATCGTTTCAATCCTAGATATCGTATAATGTATGGGCAACAACAAGATTACGCTTTTACGCCAAAATTCAAAACTAAAAATAAAAAGAATAGAAGAGGAATGGGGAAAACTTTTACAACACCAGTTTCTGAATCTAAGATTGTTCAGTCATATTTCAAGTTTAATAATGATACTATAACGTTTTGTCAACCTATACCAACTATTATGTATATCTTGTCTTCAGCTACAATACCTATTCATCCTATGTTTTATTTTGGAAGGACAGCTAATATGGCACTTAATTTTGCTAATTTTCAAATTACTAATGTTGTCATTCATTATGTTCCATTGATAGGAACGACTAGTGCTGGAATGGTAGCTATTGGTTCCACAAGAAATTGCACTCCTCTAACTTATTTGACCACCAGCCAATTTAATGGTATTACACAGATTAATGCTGAGATTAATTCTGTTTGGATGTGTTCTAAATTTCAGGTTAAGGATCTTGATAACGGGATTAAGAACATGGCACCTGTTACTAGAAATGACATTCCAAATAATGTTTATGTTATTGGTAATGGATTGATTGGTACTATGGCAAATTCATGTAATATATTTATTGAAATGACCATTAAATTACTTCGACCTTCACCTTCTCCTACTTTG